CCGCTCGACCCCGGCAGCGACAGGTACGCCACCGGCCGCGAGAACCCCAGCCACAACCGCCCCGCCTTGTTCTTCCGCATCGCCTGCAGCACGGTGGAAAGAATCGACGCATCCATCCCCGCCAGCCGCACCGAAAACCCGATCGCCTCCAGCGACGTCGACTCCCGGATCGGCGAGAACGACAGCAGCTCGCGCCCGCCGGTCCAGGTCTTCCCGTCCCACTCGATCTGCCCCACGCCGGTGAATAGCCGCAGGTACTGAGTGACCCCGCCCGAGACGTACTCGCCCTCGTAGAAGATCACCGGCCGCACAACACCCGCGGCGATCGCCGCCAGCGCCCCAGCCGACAGTGCGCGCTCAGCCATCGAGGGCCTCGATGCAGGAGAAGCGCAGGCCGTAGATCTGCGCCAGCTCTATCGAGTACTCGCGCACGTTCGACGCGAGCCGCCAGCGCCCCTTGCACGACGAAGACACCAGCGGCTCGTTGTCCGCCAGCGCCGCCCGCAGCCGCGGGGCGATCTCGATGGTGGCCGCGCCGCCGCCGTCGGCGGTGAAGTCCTGCAGCACCTTGTGCAGACGTGTCGACGAGCCCGAGCCGAACTGGATCCAGTCGCCGGCCTTGCCGGTCGCCCCGCCCGTGAAGCCGTCCACCGACAGCGTGCGCGCCCCGGCGGCGTGCGCGCCCACGAGCAGCGGCGAGCCCGCCCAGGTGCCCCGCGGAGACGCCCCCACCGGGTCGCCCATCAGAAAGGTGCCCAAGGGCCCGCGCAGCGCCCACAGGAACGCCACGAACTCCTCGGCGTCCGCTCGCTTCATCGGCGGAAGCTCCACGTCGGCCTCGAGCCGGTCGCCGCCCCAGTCGTAGATCGTCTGCTCGAAGGAAAACGGCGATGACTGCAGCCCCACGACGTCGCTCAGCCGGATCGAGATCCGGCTCTGCTCCGCGACAGTCGGGAAGGTGAGCGGATACGAGATCGCCATCAGGCCCCCGCTCCGCGCTGCCGGGCATCGAACACCGCCTGCTTGGTCGACTGGATCACCATGGGCATCATCTGCAGCACGACGTCGCGCGCCGCCGCCGGCGAGCCCACGGAGAAATGGTTGACCTGGTGCACGGTGACACCGCCGGCGCGCTCGCCCTGCGCCATCGCCGCCCGGTTCTCGCTCGCCGGAATGATCCGCTCGCCCTGGTGCACAAGCGCGAGCCCGGTGCGTGGCACGTAGTCCGAGCCCTCGGCGAACGCCGGCACGGTGCCCATGTAGGCCCCGGGCCCGGCCGGAGCGGCGGTGCCGCCGAAGAACCCGGAGGCCCATGCCGTGATGCCCTGGCCGAGCGGCTCCGTGACGTTCTTGCGCACCATGATGCGCAGGATGTCCTTCAGGATGCCGTCGAGCACCGCGCGGAACCCGTTGCCGCTCACCACCGCGTCCTCGAACGCGCTCGTGAAGGTGAGCCCGAGTTCCTCGACGAGCGACTTCTGCTGCTGCAGCTTGACCGAGGTCGAGTCCATGCCTTCCGACCAGTTGTCGATCCACGCTTGCCGCGCCTCGGCCGCCTTGCGCTCGGCTTCCTGCCCTGATTGAATCCAGTTGATCGCGTTCTCGTATTCCCGATTGATGGCCTCGGCCATCGCCCGGCGGGCCCGCTCCGAGTCGTCGGCCGCTTTCTTCGCCGCATCGGCGCCTTGCACGAGCGGCGCCTTCACCTTGCGCACAGCCGTATCCAGCGCCGCGCCGGTCGTCTGCGCCGCCGTGCCCAGCGCCATCACCCGCTGCTGGAAGGCGTCCAGCTCGGCGCGTGCGCGCGCGGCGTCCTCGGTCCATTCCTTGCCGATCAGCTTGAACCCGGCGAAGTCCCCGCGCGCCAGCGCCGCGATCTGCGCGGCCCACACGCCGATCTCGCCGCCGATCATGCGGAACACGAACGCCACGTCGGAGCCCACCACGGCGAGCGTCTGGAAGAGCGTCACCGCGGCCTTGGCGATGCCGTTGAACTTGTCGCCATCCTTGGCGCCCTCGACCAGCGCGTCGGTGAACGCGTTCATCTGCGGCAGGAGCGCGCGCATGATGGTGTTCGCGACGCCCTGCTTGGCCGCATTCAGGCGGGTCAGGTTGTCGTTGAACTGCTCGGCCGCACGCCCGGTTTCTGTATCGATCGTCAGGCCGAGCTGGCGGGCTTCATCGCGCATCCTCGCCATGCCCTCGGATCCCTGATTCAGCATCGGGATCATCGCGGCGCCGGCCCTGCCGAAAAGCATGACCGCGAGCGCCGACTTGCCGGCGCCGTCCTCCATGGCCGCGAACTTGTCAGCCACCTCGTTCATCGTGGCGTCGGCGTTCTTCAGCGAGCCGTCGGTGTTCTTCAGCTCGATGCCGAGCGCGGCGAAGGCCATGCGCGCCTCGCCCGTGCCGGCCGCGGCGTCCGAGATGTTGCGGTTCAGGCGCGTGATCGACGTCGAGAACTGCTCGGTGGATACCCCCGAGAGCCGCGCCCCGTAGGCGTATTCGGAGAACGCCGCCGTGGCGAGGCCCGCGCCCTGGCTGAGCTTCGACATGGAGTCGGCGCCGTTGATCGCCTGCTTGACCAGCACCGCCATCGTGCCCGCGCCCGCGAGCAGCGCGGCGCCCATCAGCCTGCCGGCCTTCTCCGCGGCGTCGCCGATCGACTTCATGCGCCGGTCGGCTTCGTGCGCGGCCTTCCCCAGGTCGCGGGAGAAGGCGGCGGTGTTGGCCGCGAGGTGGACGACGAGGCTTCCGAGTCCGAACATCATTTCCCCTTGAAAAGGGCCTGCTTGAGCAGGCGCGCCTGCTTCTCAGGATCGGCTTCGGCCCTGGGCGCCGCGGGCGGCGCTTCGGCCTGCAGGTCGAAGTACGCCATGAGCTCGGTGAGCTCCGCGCTCGTGTGCCGCTCGAGGAACTCCGACACCGGGATGCCGTACCGCACCGCCATCCCCACGTAGAAGCGGCGATGCGGACGGCGCTTCAGTTTCCCCTGGCGTCCTCCAGGTCCTGCTCGGTGATGCGGTTGAGCCGCTGCGCCACCTTGCACAGGCGCTCGAGCGCCGCCGAGGATTTCGACCCCAGGCGCTCGATGTCCTGGTCGGTGAAAAGCCGGTTGCCCTGCTCGTCCACCGCGGTGTAGGCGACGAGCCGCGCGCGCACGTTCTCCGTGTTCACCTTGCCCTTGTCGCCGATGAGCGACTGCTCCCAGGCGTCGCGCGCCTTGCCGCTCATGGACGCGATGAACACACTCCCGCCCCACTCGGGCACCTTGACCTCCTCCCGGCGCTGGTCCTGCGCCTGGAGGATCTCCTCCCGCTTGAGCGCCATGGCTTACGCCCAGACCACGGCGCCGGTGATTCGAAGCTGGATGCTGTGCATCACCACACCGTCCACGCCGCCCGCCACGGGGAAGGTCTTGGCGAAGGCCGAGAACGTGGCCGTCTCCGCGTTCGGCAGGGTGAGCTTGTAGCTCTTGACCGTGCCGGCGTTGCGGCTCGCGAGCAGCGCGGCCTGGCCGGCGTCGGAGGGCACGCGGTTCATCTCGAAGGTGAAGCCGCCCTCGTCCACGAGGCCGAGGATGTACTCCTTGGCCGTCGAGCCCAGGTGCGTCACGTCGATCTCGGAGGCCGCGCCGTCGAGGCCCGAGAAGGTCTTCACCTCGGCGATCTCGGTGAGCGCGACCGGCGTCGCCGTGGCGGCGTCGGTGTTGTCGGTGATCGTCTTGCCGGTGGTGTCGATGTCCACCGCGAACGTGTCCGTGGTGACGTTTCGCACCACCGCCGACTTGCCGTTCAGCGTCGCCGCGTCCGCGCCGGCGAAGTTGGCGAGCGCCACGACGTCGCCGTTCGACAGGCCGTGCGCCGCGCTCGTAAGGATCGTGGGGTTGGACAAGGTCATCGCGGTGATGGTCTTCGCGCCTCCCGTCCCGGTCTCGATTTCCAACGTGCTGCCCTGCGCACTGATCGCATCGCTCATCGTCTTCTCCAGAAGTAAAGCCCGCGGGGCGGGCGGCGTTCAAACGGGGACTACCGTTCCCAGCAGAAAAAGTCGGCGCTCACGCGGTACAGCCCCACCTCGGGCTCGAAGTCGTCGCGCACGTCGGCGAGCAGGCCCTGGAAGGCGGCCGCCTCCATCTTCGCGCGGATCTCGGCGTGAAGGCTTCGCGCCGCGGCGTATGTGGACGCCCAGGCGTCAACCTGAACCCGCACGCGGTCGGGCTTGCGCGACCCGGCAAGCGAGGTGGTGGGCGAGTCGCTGATCACCTGATACACGATCGCCGGGTAGGCCGCGCCCTTCTGCGGCACGTGCAGCGCGTACACCCGCGTGCTCGCGGCGGTGCCGGTGAGCGCGGCAAGGATGTCAGCCGTGAGCATCAACGCCCCCGCAGCTTCATCACCACGCGCTCGATCCCCCTGGCGAGCCGCGTGCGCATAGCCTCTATGGCCTGCAGCCGCTTCTCGTCGAACGCCGGGCGCAGGAACGGCCGAGCCGCCTGGTGGACCGTGCCGAACTCGAGGAACCGCCAGTAGAAGGCGTCGCGGTTAGCGGTCTGGCGGCCGCTGCGCAGACGTTTTGACTGGAACTTCTTGCCCTGACGCACGCCGACGATGAACGACTCCTGCACAGAGCTGGAGGCCTCCTTGCTGCGCGTGCGGTAAATCGCCCGCTTGAGCGTGCCGCTGTCCTCCGGGGCGTTGACGATCGCCTGGTCCTGCACCACCTTGGCGGCGGCGGATACCGCCGCGCGCAGCGGCCCCTTCTGCAACTCCCTGGGCAGCTCGGCGAGCGCCTTGTGGAGCTTGTCCAGCCCCTCGACCCGGGTGGTGATCATGCCCGCAGCTTTCCGGTGATCTCCAGCCCCTGGCGGCGCCCGATCTCGGCGAGCGGCGGCTGGATGTCGTAGTTGCGCCCGTCGTGCACGATGCGCGCGGTTTCGTCGAAGTCGTCGCGCCAGTGGATGCGGAACTTGAGCAGCGCCTGCGGCGTCACTTGCGCCGCGAGCAGCCGCTCGGTGCCGGAGAACGCCTTCACCTCCGCCCACACCTCGGCGAGCAGCGCCCAGGACTCCGTGGGCCCGCCCTGCGTATCCTTGCCGACGGTGAGCGTCTCGATGCGGATCAGGCGGTCCATGCGCCCGGCGCGCATGTCAGAGCCTCACGATGCGGTGCGGCCACAGCAGCCGCTCGGCGCCGAGCGGCATGGCGTGAACCGCGAAGTCCTGGTTCTCCTCGCGGTGGGCGAAGAGGTGCCCCACCACCAGCAGGATCGCCGCCTTTATCGTGAACGGCACCGCGGCCATGCCGCCGTAGCCGGCGACGAACCGCACCGTCACCGCGTTAGGCTGCTCGGCGATCGCGGGCCAGGAGGCGGTGGACTTGAGCCTCAAGCGCCCCGGCGTGGCCGCGGCGTCGACGTGGTAGTTCGACGAGGCGAAGGTCTGCTCCGCTCCGTCGGGGTCGATGTACTTCACCGACGTGACCGACTGCAGCGGCGGAAACGGCAGCTCGATCTCGCGTCCGGAAGGAAAGCGATCGAGCAGCAACTCCCAGGTCTGCGTGACCAGCGCGCGCCCCGTGAAGGTCTCGGCGTGCTCGCGCGCCGCGAACGCCATGGCGAGGATCTGCGCGTCCTGCGAGGTCGGCGGCTCCTGCAGGTGCGCGCGCGCCTGGGCGAGCGTGACCGGCTCCTCGGCCGGCGCCGTGACGAGCCGCGTCGTCATCAGGCCTCCACCGCGAACGCCGAGGGCTCGACCATGAACTCGCCGTTCTCGGCCGCCTGGCCGGAGCCCGTGGACTCCCAGCGATACACCCACTGACCCGCCTCGTCGGGTGTGAGATCGACGTGGTAGTTGCCGGTGCTGTCCTTCACCACCTCGGCGTCGGTGCCGTAGACCAGCTCCACCGTCACGCCCGAGGGCGGCGTGTAGAGGAACTTGACGGTATCCGGGTCGACGAGCTCGCCGGCGCCATCCCGAAACGCCTCGGAGAGCGTGACCGGGTCGCCCTTCTGGTAGACCTGGATGGTCATGCCAGATCAGTCCTTCTTGCCTTTGCCGCGCTTGCCTTTCGGCGGGATGGAATCCAACAGCCCGGGCGCCGAGGCCTCGTCCATCGCCGCCTCCCTCGCCACCACCCCCTGCACGTCCGCCGGCGCGTCCACCAGTTCGGCCACCGGCTCGCCCAGGGGCGTCTTCGTGCGCAGCAGCTGCTCGCGCAACGCCGCCGGCGGCGCGATCTCGTCGCCCGCCTTGTAGCCGCGCCAGGCGCGCCTGAAGCGCACGCGCATCCGCCCCATGACCGCCCTGCCGCCCAGTCTGCTCATCGCCGCGCTCCTTCGGGCATGCCGCCCGTGTCGTAGTCCTTCATGGTCTGGTAGATCGGCCGCAGGTCGCGCCCCGGCCACGAGATCATTTCCTGCAGGTGCCCCACCACCACGCGCGGCGCGAGCAGCAGCGACTTGCCGGCCTCGTGCCAGTGGCGCCAGAACTGGATGTCCGCGTCGGTGCGCCCCTCGCCCCAGCGCCCGTCGGCTGCCGGCGCGGAGTTCATCCACGGCCGCGGGAAGCTGCGCAGGCTCCCGGCGCGAAAGATCGTCAGGCCGAAATGCCCGGTGCTCACCGGCAGCACGTGGCGGTCGAGCTCGTGGCCGCGCAGGCGCGTGCGCTTCTCGCCGTTCTCGCCCCGGATGGTGAAAAGCGGCAGCCCGCCGGGCCCGCGCTTGGATTGCAGCGGGCACAGGGCGTCCGCGTTCGGCAACGCCTCCATCAGCCGGTAGAGCTCGAGCACGTCCTGGTACGTGAACACCGTGTCGTAGTCGCAGGTGATCACGTAGCGCGTCTCGGGGTCCTCGAGCGCCTCTTCCAGGGACTCGCTGAGCACCTGGTGCCAGTAGGCACCCCCGAACATCAGGTAGGGCACCTTCGCCTTCGCGAACGCCTGGAAGGCGCAGCGAAAGTGCTGCACCGGCCCGAAGCGCGGCGCCGAAAGCACGGCCACCGTTGCCTCGCAATGCGCCGCCGGGCCGCTCGGCTTGTAGCCGCCGAGGTTGAGGCTTACCGGCAGCGACGCGCAGTCCTCAATCTCCGAGGTCCAGGCGTGCAAGCGCTCCAGGCCGCAGCCGAGCAGCAGCTCGATGAGCAGCTCTTTGTCGAAGCCGCAGCCATGCCAGTCGCGGCTGTCGACGTGCCCGCCGAACACGTAGCCCTGCACCATCTCCGCCTCGCCCTCGAGGTAGGCGCGCGCGATCTTCTCGAAGTCCGGCACCGCGATGCGCAGCAGCCCGCCGGGCGCGAGCTTCGCCACCCAGTCCTTCAGCACGCCCGCCACCTGCGTGTGCGAGAAATGTTCCAGCACGTGCGAGGCGCGGATCTCGTCCACCGAGCCGTCGGCGTCCGGCAGGGGATAGAGGCAATCGCCCTTCGCGCCGTCGCGCGACTCGAAGCCCTCGACCGGGTGGTTGCCGGCGCCGAGATTCAACCGTTTCCGTTGCGCGTGCACGAACGCCTCCCTTTTCCAGCCGCCCGCCAGTGCAGACATCTGGAAAAAGAAGCGGGGCCTTGACGGGCCCCGCTCCGGTGCTGCCGCTCGCTTGGGTGATTCCTTACAGGTCCACCGACACCTGCGTGCCCGAGGCCCGCGCGATGCTGGAGTCCTTCGCCTTGCCCAGCACCGCGATGCAGGTGATGAGCTCGGTGGCCGTGCCCGCGCGGAAGGTCGCCTTGAGGTAGCGCTTCCTCTTACGCAGGTCCAGGTTAGCGCGCGCGATGACCGACACGCTCGCGCTCACCGCCGTGACGGCGAAGCCATCCGTGGTGCCGCCCACCAGGACGTCGGTGAAGTTCGTCGCCTCGGTGTCGTCCGCCTCGGAGATCTTCATCGTCGTCGGCACGTTGGTCGCGTTGGCGGCCACCCCGAGGATGAAGTCGAGCTGGGCCTCCTCGAAGCCCTTGGTGTCGACGATGCCGGTGGAATCGGCGTTCGTCGCCGCCGCCGCCGACGAGATCACGACGGCGGTGCGGGTGTTTTGCAGTGGCATCATGGCCGGTTCTCCTTAGTTGCCCACGAGCCACACCAGCGGCGACTTCACCGTGGTGGTGCCCATGTCGTGCACGTTGATGTCGAAGCGCTCGGTGCCCTTCACGCCGATCTGGTCTTCGTCCCAGTGCTTCTCGGTCGAGAGCGCCACGCGGATGCCGCGCCGGTTGCCCAGCGTGGCGGCCATGCGCATGTTCCCGAAGCCGAGCATCACCTTCGCCGACAGGTCCTCGGTGGGATCGTCCGGCAGGAAGCTCGAGACGTAGATCGGGTAGCCCAGGAACCGCGGCACGTCGTCGCCGGCCAGCATGTCGCGGGTATTGCCGCCGCCCGCGATCTTGATGGCGTTGAAGACGAGCTCCTGCGCGCTCGGCGAGCAGAACCACGCCGAGCCCGGCTTCGCGGCCGGATGCACCGCGCCCATCATCGCCAGCAGGTGGTCGCCCGTGACCTCGTCCAGCGTGTCGCAGGAATTTGCCGACCCCGCCGCCGTGACCTTGGCCTTCGTGTGCGCCGCGTCCAGCGCCTTCACCGTCGCGCCCACGATGCCGCCGTAGGTGGAGGTGCCGTCGCCGTTGAAGCCCGACTGGTCTTCCTTCTCGGCGAACGCGATGCCGATCTCCTCGGCCATCTTGTCGGCCAGGTCGATCACGGCGTCCTCGTTCAGCTCCGAGCTCATGCGCGTGAGCACCATGAGCTTCTTCGCCACCAGGCTCACGTTGTCCCAGCTCGCGTCCGACTCCGTGCCGGCGGTGTTCTCGCCGACGAAGTAGGCCGTGACGCCGCCGACCCGGCGCGGGACGTTGAGCGTGTCCGAGCCCATCGGCGCCACGCGGCACACACGGCGGAAGAGCCCGTGCGTCTCGCGGATCTCGATGATGGCGCGCTCCATCTCCTCGGGAACCAGCGCCCCGCCGGAGGTGTTCACGCCGCCGCCGAGCGCCGCGCGCGTGCCCACGCCATTGCGGCGGCACCAGTCCATCGCGTGCACATCGCCGTACAGCGTGGCCCGGATCCACATGCCGGCCCGGTAGGCCGCCTCGTGGCCCTTCGGCGTCTTGTCGAACGCAACCAGGCGCCCGTAGGCACGCGGGATCTCGACGCGGTTGCCGCCATCCGTCGGGCGGATCGTGGCGCGGGGCATGCCCGCGGGCTCGATCTCGTCGTCGGGGATCGCGCCGCTGGGCTGCGGCCGCTGCGGCTGCGCCGGGGCGGCGTTCGCCGGGGCGGCGACGGCCTCGAGCTTCTCGCGGCGCTCGATGTCCTTGTTCATCGCCTCGACGCGCTCGACGATGGCGTCGTACTTCGCCTGATCGTCTTCCGACAACTCGCGGCCCGCCAGGTCGGCGGCATCGAGCAGCGCCTCGGCTTGCGACAGGAGCGCGGAACGCTCCTGCTTCAGCTGTGCAACTGTTTTCATGTTGTCCTCGAAAAAGGTCTTGGGAAGCCCCGCGAAGCGGCGGGATCGCTTTGACAGAAGCTCGGGGCGCTGCGGGCGGGCCCGAGGGGGACGGTGTCAGCGTCAGGTGTTCAGCAGGCGCAGCTTCTCGCGTTGCAGCGCCCGGGACTGCCGTGCCGCCGCGATCTGCTGCGGCACCTTGAAGCCGTATTTCTCCAGGTCGAACTTCGCCAGCGCGGCCATGCGCACCGGCTCGGCCACCTCGTCCGCGAAGCCCTTCGCCACCGCCTCGTCGGCGGTAAGCCAGGTCTCCGCGTCCAGCATCCCGTAGAGTTCCTCGCGGTCCATCCTCTTGCCGAGCTTGCGCAGGTAGGAGCTCGCCATGCTCTCGCGCACCTGGTCGAGGTCGTCGGCCGCCTTGCGCATCGCCTGGGCGTCGCCGATCGCGAACATCCACGGGTTGTGGATGAACATCATGGCGTTCTGCGGCATCTGCACGCTGTCGCCCGCCATCGCGATCACGGAGGCGATGGACGCGGCCACGCCGTCGATGATCACCGTGACCCGCGATTTGAGGGTGCGAAGGTAGTTGTGGATGGCCACGCCCTCGAAGACGTTGCCGCCGGGGGAGTTGATGCGCACGTTCAGCTCGTCGCCCGCCTGCAGATCGAGCGCCTTCAGGTCCTTGATGAACTGCTCCGCGGCGATGCCCTCGCCGAAGAAGTTGCGGCCGATCTCGTCGTAGATGAAGACCTCGGCGAGCTTTCCCTTCTTCGCTTGGACGCGATACCACGACGCGGCGGCGCCGATGAGTTCCTTACGCATGGGCTTCTCCGATCACGAGCGAAACGAGGGTCTCGACCTTGCGCTTGCGCAGCTCGGCGGCGCTCACGCCCGCCTCTTCGGCGAGCAGGTCGAGGTGCAGCGACAGCTCCACGAACTGCTCGGCGGTGCGCGCGCTGCAGCCGAGCCATTCCTGTGCCTTCAGGGCGACGGCGGTGCGGTCGGCGCGCTCACCGAACACGACGACGCGCTCGGCCGCCACACGACGATGCAGGACGTCGGCGGCGTCTTCTTCCTCTTCTTCCTCCGGCCCAGGCGCGGGCAGCGCCGACGGCGAGGCGGGCGCCGGCGGCTCCTTTCCTACCTTGTCCGCCGGCTGCATGTTGGCCGGAACCAGGTACATCGAGCCCTGATCGCCCGGCAACGGGTTTCGATCCTCGAGCTCGAGCACGTCATCGGCGGACATCCAGCCCCAATTCCGCGCAACCGCGTAGGCGTCGTAGCGGGTCTTCAGGTCTCCGCGCAGCAGGCCTTCGACGACGTGCTTCGTGTAGAAGATGTCCTGCTTGCGAAAGAGCTTGCGGTTGAACTCCTGCTCGAAGGCGACGAGCCACGGCCGCAGGGTGTCCACCACCCACTCGATGTTCTGGTGCTCGATGTTGCTGAAGGTCGCCTTCGACATCTCCTTCAGCTTGTGCGGCGGCATGTTGAGCCACCGCGCCCACTCCTCGACCGAGAAGCGCCGCGTCTCGATGAGCTGCGCCTCCTCGTGCGTGGGGTTGAGCGGGTTGAACTTGAGCCCCGCCTCGAGGATGGCGACGCGGTGCGCGTTCTCCAGGCCCGTGAACTTCTCCGCGATCTCGCGCTTAAGACGGTCGAACGTTTCCTGCTTGAGCACGTTCGGCGACTCGATGGCGCCGGAGATCGTGCCGCCGTTGCGGAAGAACTTCGCCGCGTACTGGTCCTGCGCGGCGTTCAGTCCGATGGCGTTGCCCGCCACCTGCAGCAGCCCGCAGCCGACGATACCGTCGAAGCCAAGCCCCGGCACGTGCAGGACATCCGCCGCCCGCAGGTATCGCACCTCCTCCTCCCACGGCCGGATCTCGTACCAGAGCTCGCCCTCATCGTCGAGGATGGGCTTGGTGGTGGTCGGCAGCAGCGGCCAGATCTGGGCGATCTGCCCGCGCCCGTCGCGCACGATCTCGCCGTAGCAGTTGCCGCGCCCGATCGCATGAAGCAGCCACGACTGCCGCATCGACATCGCCGTCATGTGCGGATTCGGAGCGTTGTGCAGCAGCCAGTGCACGGGGTGCCCATCCGCCACGTCGCGCTTGCGTCCGTCGCGCCGGTATACGTTGAGCGGCAGCGAGGCGATGGTGCGCGCGATCATACTCACGCCGCAGTAGTACGCCGACAGGCTGAGCGCCACGCCTTCCGACACGCGCACGCCGGAGACGGATTCACGGCCCAGGCCGAGCGCCTCGAGGAACCACGTCGCCGGCGAGCGCAGGGTGGTGGTCTCGGCGCGCGGCGCCGGCGACAGACGGTCGAGGATTCCCATCAGCGGCGCAGCCCGAGGAGCAGCGTCACCGTACCGCCCGCAATCCACGCCGCCGGTTCGTGCACTTGGTAGATGCCGTAGCACGCCGACGCTAGACCGCCGAAGACGAAGACATCGCGCAAGTCGATGAGCGCGACGAGCGCGCGCGCTGCCGACAACGCAGCGCGGAACGGCCACGCGAGCATCGAAAGCGCCGCGCGCAGGATCCGGAACTTAGGCATAGTCGATCACCCTGATCTCTCCCGTGGGTTCCGCGTCCCGGGCCGCCAACCAGCGCGACATCGACATGAAGAGCGCAATCGCCGGGTCTATCTTCTTGGCCGCGTCGTCTTTGCGCGGGTAGATGTTGTCCTTCGCGTCGCGGTGGCACACCACGTTCGCGATCGCCCAGGACAAGACCGGGTCGCGCTGGTGGTGCAGACGTTTAGACGCCACCAGCTCCTCGACCTCCTTCATCGCCGGCGAGAAGTTGAGCACCGTCGGCCGGATCTCGACCATCGGCACGCCCTGCTCGATCATCTCCGTGGCGAACTGCGTGAGCTGCGCCGGGTCGTAGGGAACCTCGAGCAGCCCGAAGCGCTGCAGGTCTCCGGGCTCGTCGATCTTGCCGTCGGCGCCCTTGCTGCCCACGAGCTCGTCGCGCACCGCGGAAATGTCGAGCACGTTGCCCGGCGTGATCCGGATCCAGCCATCGCGCACCCAGCCCTGCAGGTGCTCGTTGCCTTTGGCCTGCACGAGCTCCTCGTGCGTGTAGTAGCGCCCGAACACGTAGTAGTGCGGCACGCCGTCGCGCATGCGGCGGAAAACGCGCACCTTCGCGAAGAGGTCCTTCTTGAACGCCGCGTCCAGCGCCGCGATGCACTCCTCGCCGGCGAAGGCCTCGAGCTTGAGCTCCGGATCGCCGCAGGCGTCCCATTGCAGCATGTTCATCCAGGCCGAGTCGGCGTTGACCCAGACGTTCAGCCGCTTGGTCAGGAACTCGTTCTGCGCCTGCGCCTGGACCTGCGCCACCGCGGCCATGCGCCGCATGTCCTCGGGGTCCACCGAGATGCCGTAGAGCGGATTCGCCTTGCGCCAGGTCGACTCGTCGAAGGGGTCGTCGCCCTCGTCGATCGTGTAGATGATCCCCCAGAACGTCTCGTCTTCTGCGACCTCGCCCTTGACCGGGTAGCCCAGGCCGTCGTGGCGCTTGAGCACCGCGTTCAGGATCTTCGTCAGGTAGCTGCGCACGTCGTAGCACACGCCGGCGCGGTTCGATCCGGCCGTGGTGATCGCCCACATGAGCGGCTGCGAGCGCGAGCCGCGTCCCGAGTCCAGCACGTCGTACACCGCGCGCGTCTTGTGCGCGTGCAGCTCGTCGACAGCCGCAAAGCTGATGTTCAGCCCGTCCAGGCTGTCGGCGTCCGCGGCGAGCGGCTTGAAGGCCGACGCCGTCTCGCGCACCGCGAGCGCCTTTCGGAACATCTCGACCCCGAAGCGGGCCCGGAAGTCAGGCTCGAGGCGCGCCATCTGCTGCGCGATCTCGAACACGATGCGCGCCTGCTCCTCCTTGGTCGCCGCGGAGTAGACCTCGGCGCCCATCTCGCCATCCGCCGTCAGCATGTAGAGGCAGATCGGCGCGAGCTTCGTCGTCTTCGCGTTCTTGCGCGGCAGCTCCTCGTACACCGTCCGGAAGCGCCTGGTGCCATCGTCCTTCCGCACCCAGCCGAACACGCACGCGATGCCGAACTTCTGTGCCGGCGCCAGCCGGATCGGCTCGCCCGCGGTCCACACCTTCCCGCCCTTGATGTGCGGAAAGAGCTCGATGAACCGGATCGCGCGGTCCGCCAAGTCCGGGCGCCACTCGTAGGGCCAGCTCGCATCGCCCTGCCAGCGCTCTAGGTCGTCGAGCTGCCGCTGGCAGGCGGCCTTGACCCACTTGCACGCCGGGATCTCCCCGGCGAGCACTTGCTGCGCGTACTCGATCGCCTCCGCGACGTGGTCTACTTGAACGACGCCCATCCGCCCTCCTGGGGCTTCTCGACCCCGGGGAGGGACATCTGCGGGTCGCTCGCCGTGACGCGCGAGCGCGCCGCCGGCGACATGCCGAACTCAGCCAGGAACTTCGCCATCATCTCCATCGCGCGGTTGCGGATCTGCATCGGCACGGAGATCTGCTTGTATCCCGAGGGCGTGTCCCAGATCCGCCCGCGCTCGCCGCTGTTGTCGGCCTTGCCGTCCTTGTCGACGGCGGCGCCGTTGAGCTCGGCGATGCGCCGCTCGGCCCAGACGTAGTCGCCCCAGGCGGAGCAGTAGGCCGCGAGCGCCGCGCGGTCGATTTCGGTCACAAGGCCGAGCGACTCGAGGTGCTTCGTGATCCGTCGCCACTCGGCCTTCGCCTCGGCGGAGAAGTGGTCCGGGCAGCGCGGGATCGAGACCGGCGGCCGCAGCGTCTCGTCGAGCAGCGCGGCCGCGGACTTCTTGCTCGGGTTGCCACGCAGCACATGCACATTCGCTGGAAGAGCTTTGCGTCCCATGATCACCTCCTGGAGATACCCCTACCCGAGATACCCCCCTCCCCGATTTCCCGGTCATCGCAGCAAGCC